GTGCTGAAGTCTTTCTGCAAGTAAATAATAACAACACTACAGATAATATTGGCACTATTAATTTTGGTAATAATGCTGATTCAACACTAAGCAAAATTTTAAGTGGAACGTCAGGAAATAATACTAGCAGTTACCTTACATTCAGCACCTCAGATACTGGAACACAAAGTGAGGCTGTTCGTATCGACAAAAGCGGAAACGTAGGTTTTGGAACCACTAGTCCTGATGCAAATGTCCAAATTATGAACAATGATGGAAGTTCTTATAGATTCGGTTTTGGTAGTAGTTCTGATGTTTACCTCGATGCTGACAACGTATATTTTAGATCAGATAGTGGTAATACAAATTACGCTTTACTTCAAAGTGGAAAACTTGGACTTGGCACAACAACCCCTGACGAGCCTATTCATGTGGCTAAATCAAGTGGAGATGCTATTATAGCCGTTGAAGCTAATGATGGTAACGCAGCATTATATTTAACATCTGCTGGGACTAATAAAGATAATAGAATTGTTATAGGTAACGCTAAAGACTTAAAGTTTGAGGCACAAGCATCTGGCTCAGGTCAAGGTCAAGGTCAAGACCCTACTGCTACAGGCACTACGGTAATGACATTGACTAATGGTGGCAACGTTGCTATTGGTAAAAATGCACCAATAGAAGTCAGCTCAGATTCAAGATGGCTGACTATGGATACAAATGCAAATGTTACAAGCCAAAGTGGTGGAATTGTATTTGCGATTGATGGAACATCTAAAGCAGTTCAGTATATATATGGAAGCAACGTGCTATATGATGCAAAATCAGGGATTGGTCATCAGTTTACGGTGAACAATGGTTC